TCCAGAACTTTTAACTTTCAAATTTCTGGTGGCATATCTCACTTATCTGTATAATATCTAGTATTATATGGCTAAAAAAGATTTTCTTGAAGGTGCTATAACCCATTTTAAGCACCAAGAAACAAGAATTATTGAAGTTCCAGAATGGAACTTAGTAGGTGAAGATGCTATCTATGTGAAACCTTTTACTCTCATTGAGAAAGATGAGATATTCAAAGGATCATCAGATAATAGTTTAACAGTTTTAATTGATGTCATTGTCAAAAAAGCATTGACAAAAGATGGTGATAAAATGTTTGATCTTGAAGCAAAGATAAAAATGAAAAGATTTGTTGATCCAGACATTATAAGTAGAGTTGCAACAGATATTCTTGGCACAAATTCTAATCCACAAGACTTAAAAAAAAAATAGAAACAGACTCAAATTTTAGATTTTATTTTTTTCTAGCAGAGAAACTACACAAAACAATCGGTGAAATTTTACAGATGCCTGTAGAAGAATTTCATATGTGGATTGGTTATTTTAATGTAAAAGCAGAAGAAGAACAAAAAGCATTGAATAAACAGAAGATGCAAGGTAAAAGAAGATAATGGCTGAAAAATTACAAATTGATATTCTTGCAAGAGATAAATCTAAACAAGCATTATCTGGTGTTCAAAAAAGATTAGGAAATGTAAAGAACGCAGTATTTAGTTTGCGTGGTGCATTAGTTGGTTTAGGTGCAGGTGCTGTAATTCGTGGATTTGTAAATGTTGGAAAAGAAGTTGAAAGTTTACAAGTCAGATTTAAATTTTTATTCGGATCTGTAGAGGAAGGTTCAAAAGCATTTGATAATCTTGCAAAATTTGCAGGAACAGTACCATTTTCATTAGAGGAAATTTCAAGAGCATCTGGAAACCTTGCTGTTGTTGCAAAAGATGCAGACGATCTTAATAGAGTTTTAGAAATCACAGGTAATGTTGCCGCTGTCACAGGACTTGATTTTGAAACAACTTCTTCACAAATCCAAAGAGCATTTGCAGGTGGTATAGGTGCGGCAGATCTTTTTAGAGAAAGAGGTGTCAGAGCATTATTGGGATTTGAAGCAGGTGCGAAAGTCACAGCAGAAGAAACAGTAAAAAGATTTGAAGAATTATTTTCTGGTAATGGCAGATTTGCAGGTGCAACAAATGATTTAGCAACAACACTTGAAGGTACTTTGTCCATGTTAGGTGATAAGTTCTTCAATTTTCAAAAAGATGTAGCAGAGGGATTTTTTGATGAACTAAAAGGTGAGTTTGGTGATTTAAATAAATTTCTAGAGGATAATGAACAAGCTATGGAAGATATAGCTAATTCTATTGGAACTTTTTTTGCAGGATCAATAACTAAAACTTCACAAGCAATTAAGGATCTTACACCTGCATTGATTACTGTAAAAGAGGTTAGTGGAGATATAATAAGTGGATTTAATTCTTTACCATCAGAGGTAAAAACAGCAGGAATTATATCTGTTTTACTATTTGGAAAAAAAGGAATAGCTATAGCAGGTGCATTGAGTCTTATTGTAAGTAAAATACAAGATATTGCAGACATATCTAAAGATTTACAAGTTATTGATCCTTCTAATCTTACAAACATAGATTTTTTAAATGAAAAATTAGGTGATCTTAACAAAGAAATAAAAGAACTTGAAAAACCTGTTGAAACTTCCATAACTGTTGCAGGTGGTAAAATAGAATTACCATTAGAAGAATTAGATGCTTATAATATTCAAGAACAAAGATTACAAAAACTTTATGCTGATAGAGCAACTGTTTTAAGAATATTAAACAATTTATCTTTTGAACAATCTGATTTTTATACAAACTTAGTTCCTTTAGTTGATGATAGTGCAGATGCTATAAATAACGAAAATGAGGTTTTAAAACAACAAGTAGATTTACTTGATGAATTGAAAAGAAGAAGAGTCACAGAACTTCAATTATCATTAAAAGCACTTAGAGAAAAACAAGATCAAGAAAAAAAATATTATGAAGAATTAGAAAGAAGGCAACAAACTGACAGAAGAAATAGTTCTTTAGTTATAATGCAAAAGGTTGAACTTGAAAAACAAGGTCAAGCACAAATATTTGATGCAGTAAAAGATACAGCTTCAAAATTAAGTGGATTAAATAAAAATGCCTTCAGAGCATATCAAGCGTTTCAGATTGCTATGGCTACTGTAAATACCTTTAGAGCAGTATCTAACGCACTAGCAACATTCCCACCACCTCTAAATGCTTTTGTAGCAGGTGCAGAATTAGCAAGAGGATTAGCTACTGTTGCATCTATAAGAAACACAGCACCACCAAGAATTGCAGGTGGTAGAGTCAATGCAGGACAACCATATATGGTAGGAGAAGGTGGCAAACCAGAAATGTTTGTACCTCAACAATCTGGAACTATTGTACCAAACAACCAACTTACAGGAACAAATGTAAACATAACTATTATGGCAAATGATACTGAAGGATTTGATGAATTACTTTCTAGAAGAAGGGCAACTGTAGTAAATATAATTAATGATGCTTTGAATAGTCAAGGTAAAGAGGCAATAATCTAATGAGTGGCACATATCCAACATCACCAGAGTTTAGATCAATAAATTTTTCATCTGAGCAAAAAACAAAAACTTCAACAACTGATAGTGGTAAAATATTTAGCACACAAGTAGATGGACAAAAATTTAAGTTTTCAGCAACATATCCACCAATGAGTAGGTCAGATTTTGCACCTGTTCTAGCTTTTATTATGAAACAAAGAACACAAAAAGAAACATTCCAGATATCTTTACCAGATCTTAAAAATGCAAAAGGTAATGTATCTGGATCTGTTTTAGTAAAAAATGCACATTCAGCAGGTGACACAACTATTACTGTTGATGCCATGACAGGAACATTAAAGGCAGGTGATTTTGTAAAGTTTGCAGGTGATACAAAAGTTTATATGGTTGTTTCAGATGTGACAGCAGATGGAAGTAATGAAGCAACACTTACTATTGAGCCACCCCTAAGATCTGCAATATCAGATAATGCTTCTGTGACTTATGATGGTGTAGAATTTACTGTTAGACTGACAAATGATTTACAACAGTTTTCAACAGACGATCTTGATACATTTAAATTTGAAGTAGATTTTATTGAGGCTCTCTAATGCCTAGAGGTCTTTCAAGTAGTATAACAACTGAACTACAAAACCAAAATATCAAACCTATTGTTTTGGTTGAGATACTTTTTCCAACACCACAAAGAATAACAAATCATTACAAAGACATTACATTTAATTCAAACACATATACAGCAAGTGGACATTTACTTTCTATTACTACAAAAGCAGAAAATGCCGAAGTAGATACAAGTAGCTTTCAAATAGAGTTGTCTGGTGCAGATAATGCTTTTATATCTATTGTTCTAAATAATGTTGTTAGTAATGATAATGTCAATATTGATATTGCTTTTCTAGATAGTTCAGATGCAATAATAGACAGTTTTACATACGATAAGGGTTTTCTTGATAGTTTTAGTATTGATACAGATAAGGCTATTCTTCTCTTAAATTGTTCTTCACATTTTGCAGATTTTTCAAGAGTGCAGGGTAGGAAAACAAATACAGGTTCACAGCAAAGATTTTTTACAGGAGATGTTGGGTTTGAGTTTGCTGCTCTCACATTAGATGATTTGAAGTGGGGTAGATCATAATGGGTTTTTTTAATGATATAGTAAAAGGTGTTCAAAAAATTTTTACAAAAGTCATTTCATGGCTGATACCAATACCAGATGTTCCAGACTTATCGAACTTTAATCAAGAAGAACAAAAAGGAATACTTGTAAATAAACAATCAAATGATGCAAATATACCTGTTGTTTATGGTACTAGACTTTTAGGTGGTACAAGAGTTTTTTTAGAAACATCTGGTACAGATAATCAATATTTATATGGTGCTATAGTTTTATGTGAAGGTGAAATAAATGATATCACAGAGATAAGAGTTGATGATAGTGCAGTCACGTTCTCTGCAAGTATTGCTAATGGCACTACAATAACTTCGAATGACTCACGATTTGGCACAACAATACAAGTGCAACCTTTTTTTGGTGCAGACGATCAAGTAGCAAGTTCTTTGCTAACAACTTTATCTAATTGGACATCTAATCATAGGTTAAGAGGAGTTGCATATTTAGCTTTTAGAATTACTTGGGATAATGACAAATATACAGGAATCCCAAAGATACAAGCAAAAGTTCAAGGTAGAAAAATATCAACATTTGATGGAAGTGATAATGAAACAACAGGACAATTTTCAAGCAACCCTGCTTTTATATTGATTGATTATTTACGAAATTCTACTTTTGGAAAAGGTGTAGCTTTATCATCTATTGATATTCCATCATTTTTTACAGCTTCACAAGTCTGTGATGCAACTGTCACCTATCATGGTTCTACAACAGGTAAATTAATTGAGTGTAATGCAGTATTAGATAGTAAAGCGAAAGTCATAGATAATGTTAAAAAACTTCTTACAGGAATGAGAGGATTACTTA